ATTAACTTTGACTTCCACGGGCTCGTACTTGCCGACCGTGGTGATGGCAAAGTTGCCGTCGAAGGTGTAGGCTTCGCCGGTGACGACGGTGGCGGTGGTGGTTTCGATTGACTGCGAAGAGCCCGAGATGTCAACGTAGGCGGAAGCGACGTAAATGGAGACGGTCGCCGCCGCTCCCGTGTAGGCGTTCGTAGTTTGTGCCATGGAGTCCTCCTATTGGATGATTTCGGTAATGGTGAGTGTGGCGGTGACGGCGTCGTAGTATCTGCCTGATCCCTGTGGCCACTCAAGTGCTGACGCCCGTAGCGATGCATTGCTCAGTACCCACGTCGGGGCGATGAGTGTGCGCAGTGAATTGTGGTAGGCAGCGAGGTAGCCTTCGACGCTTCCGGCGATGTCTTTGAGCCCAAGCCCAAGCCCAGCCGCACGAAGGAGGGCGACGTCGGTAATCGTCCACTCCGCTTGCATGACGTGACCCGAGCCACCCAGCGTCGTCGTCCGTGTCCGGGCTGAGGTGAAGCCGATGGCGTTAACGATGCGGGTCGGTACGTCCGCGTCGTCGACTTGGTCTTTGAGCGTGGTGCCACGAAGGACGTTCATCGAGTAGCCAGTGATTGATAGCGCCGCCACTGCGTCAACGATGGAGGTGAGTTGTGAGCCCATTTATATCCTCCGTCGATACGGCTTAAGCAACGCTTCGATATCGCGTGACATCGCCGAGGTGACGATGGTACTACCGTCGGCGGAGATGATGCTATTCCCAAGGTCAGGCGAGCCGTCACGTTGGCGATACATCTGCGAAGCGAGACGAAGCGTTGCTTGGATGATGTTCGCCGGCGGAGTCAACGAGTAGCCAAAGCGTCCCGTAATTGATACGCTGGCTTCCGGGCTTCCGGTGTACGTCCAAAAGTAGCCCGATGCTTGTTTGATGCGCACCGCATACGCCGGCGTAAAATTCAGGGGCATCGTCACGACTGCCGACGTTGGCACTGAGCTGCCGTCGCCGTTGGTAATGGAGGTTAAGGAAATAAGGTCGAAGTCGAGGTCTATGGTGTAGTCATCGATAAGACTACCTTGGAAACCCATGCCCGATCCGATGCGGTCAATGATTGGCGTGTACTTGCGTGTTGTGTCGGCGCTGACTTCAAAGAAGCGGTTGGTGTAGCTTTCGATGGTGCTTTGCGCACGGTCGATACAAAGCGACAGCAGGGTGTCGTCAGTACTTGCCGTGACGCCCATGTAGCTTTTGAGCAATGCTGTCGTCGTGTATGCCACTTAGACCACCCGCTTTTTCTTCGGCGCTTCGACGACGTCAGGCTCCATGGCCACGGCGATGCCGGCGACGATGAGCCGTTGCGCCCACTCCGGACTCACGTCGATGATGTCGCCGGTTGACGCATAGAGCGGTGTGCGCTCATCTTCGTAGGTACCAGATAATCCTTCAAGGAGTTGAATTTGCATTGTGACATCCTTAGACCCCGACGCCGTGCGCACGACGTCGGGGCATAGTCGTTGTTAGGCTTGAATGATGTACGAAAAGGCTTCGCCTTGATTGACGTCGCCGCCGGCACGGAAGTAACAGAAGTACCCGATTTCGTCGGTAGCCATGTACAGCGAATCATTGCGCTTGATTTCGAGCTGACCGTTTTCGACGAAGTTGTAGTAGTTCATGTTTCCGAAGATGATGCTCTTCAGACCCGTGGTCATGGCTGGGGTATATTCCGACGTGAATACAGGGTAGCCGTCGAGGTCGCGGAGGTTGCCGGTTTTTCCGCTGATGCTGTTGGTTGACAAGGGTTGGAACTGCGGATAGTTGCCGGTCAAGGCGCGAATCTTTCCGAGTGTGCTGTTCTTCATGATCCAGCCGACATCATTCCCGCCGGTCATGTAGGCGCCGGTAACTTGATACTCGAGACCGCTGACTTCGCCGAAAGTGACGGCGGTAGCACTGGCTGCCGTGGTGCTGTTCGATGCACGTGCCAAGATGCCGTAGGGTTGACTTGAGCCAGTGCCGTTGATGATGAAGTTGTTTACCGCTTGAGCATAGGCTCGTGAAATTTCCGTGGTGAGAAAGCTTTGCAGGTTGCTTTGTTCGTCGTTCAAAAGTTCACTGGTGATTTTCATCGCCAAGCTGTATTTGTACAACGTCACGGTCTGCGAATTGGCGAAGTTGGGTTCGCTGAAATTGGCTGAGCCGGATTCCGACACGATGGCAAAGGAGCCCTTGGTGCTTTGGCCAGGGATGACGATTTGCTTTTCTTTGGTGACGATGCGGCGGAAGTTAAACGCACCGAGCAAGCTTTGTTCGTCACGGCGAGCGATGATTTGATCGTAGAGGTCAACGGGTACCAAGTAACCGCCGGTGTTGCTCGACCCTTCGGCGAGGGTGGTTTTGGCGGCGATGCGGTCGCCGGTCTTGAGGTAGTACTTGAGGGCTTCGATGGGCTCATTGCTGAAGCCACGGGTGGTCACGGTCTTGGTGGCAGGCGCAGTCATCACGCCGCCTTCGACGGGGGTGCCAGCGACGTTCTTGAGCGCTGCCACGACGGCGTCTTGCACGATTTGATTGATGTTTTCCACAGTAGTTCCTTTGAGTGATAAAGATGATTGAGATATATCGCTAGGGCTCAACGTCGCCGCCGCAGTGCGCACGGTGTCGTCCTGAGTTGCCTTCACTTCGGTGAGTGTCCGGGGTTCCGCCGGAGTTGGGGTCAGGGATATTTCGCCAACGACCCAGCGCTTCAGTTCGCCGTTTTGCCGTACCACGTGGTGACTGAGTGCGCCGGTGCTTAAGCCGAGCGCTCCGCTCTTGACCAACGCCATGACGTCGTCAATGTAGTCGAGGCGCTTGTCTAACTCAATCTGTACGTCGATGCCGTCGCCGACCGGTGTCCATGCTTTGACGGTGCCGATTTGGCCACGGATTGAGCTGAGCCCATGGTCGTAGTAGACCGGCGTCCCGACAAAGCTCCGGGTATCGCCGAGGTCGGTCGCCTTGGTGAAGCGGTCGCCGGTGAGGTCTTGTCCACCGTACACGATGCCACGACCCTGCAGGGTGTAGTCGCCCATCGCCTTGACGCCGCCGCCGTAGGATTTGACAAAGTCGGTCATTGCAGTACTCCGAGTAAGCGACGGGCCAACGCTTTGACATCGTCCCCTACTTCTATTGTCAGGGGGGTGTCAAGGGTCGACTTTGTCATCATCTCGTCTCGCCATGCCTGAGGCAACGCATCGACGAAGTTCTGCCCTTTGCGTTTGGCGAGGGCAATGAGGTTTTGCTTAAAGGTGTCGAAGGATTCCGTGCCACCGTAGCGACCCCAGCTTGACACGGCGGCGCTAATATCGCCGGGGGTGACAATGGGGAAGTTGCGGGTATCTGGGAAAACAAAGTCACCCGCTGGCATCCCTTGCCGTTCCTTGGGTGTGGTGTTGCGGTCGGCGGCGGCTTTCATATCGTCCATCGCATAGCCCATGTCCATCATGTCGTCCATATCTTCAGGCATTGGCTCAAGCGCTGCCATCACTAAGGATTTCTCAGGAATGACCCACAGCTTACAAATTCCTTCGGGGTCAATCATGCCCTCAACGAGTTGACACGCACCGCCTTGGTAGAACACGCAGTTGGCGCAGACCATGCCTTCGTCGTCCCACGGTGAGTCCGCACAGTAGTGAGCGCCGCTTTCGCTGATGCCCGTACTAAACTTGCCCGACGTTGCCACGATGTTCGTATAGGCGGCAACCATGGCGTCTTGGCGTGGGCTCAGTCCCTCCGGCGTCAGTACTTTGACCGCCTTGGTGGGGTCGGGGTCAACTTCGGCGTGTCCGAGTTGTACCATGGTTTCCATCATCGACTTGGCATAGCCGTGCGCCTTGCTGATAAGTTGCTGATCGGCGGCGCTATGCCGTGACCCGGCTTTGAATGACTTTTCCATCTTCGTCTCCTGTTTTGCTAGAATACTGTTTGCCCACGTGCGCCCTTCGTCACCACCCCAGCCGTGCCACGCTTGCCAGCCCTTGCCCTGCTCACTCCACGTACTGCCCTGTTTGTCGACTTCGTGGCGGGCAAAGTACGACGCCATGCGCTGAATCGTATCAAGCGACACCGGACTGCGACTCGCAAGTTGCGTCGCTCGTGCGATGCCGACCGGCGTCATACCACGCTGTGACGGTGGCTTGGCTTTGCGGACATCGAGCGCACGGCGGGCATTCTGTGCAACCGACGCCGGTGGCGTGTAGGTATCTGCCATGATTCCTCCTAGGACAAAATAGCGTTAAGCATCCAGCCAAGTTTTTGATGAGCCATGAGGCGGTCTTGGAGGAAGTTGCCCACAGCTGGCTCAGCGGTCGCTTGGTCGATACCCTGCCGAAGCGTCACCATGATGAGGTCGTTCGTTGCCTTGAGCTGGGTAATCATCATGGGTAACGTGTCGTCTTCCGTCGCCGGGTCAACGGGTTGCATCGTGGCAAGCGTGGCGAGCGTCGCCGGCGCTTTGAATCCAAGGCTTCGGATAATCTCGGCGATGCCGTCGATGGCTTCGAAGAGCTCTTGGTAGGTGTCACCTAAGAATTCGTGGTACTGCGGAAAGTCGGCGCCGGTGACATTCCAATGACTTTGATGCGCTTTGTAGTAGGCAAAGAGGGTCTGAGCGAGCAAGGTGCGAAGCGTGGTAATTAGGTCGTTCATAGCGTCTGAAAGATCTTTCTACGGTTGAAACTTAGCGAATACTTGGTCGGCGATGGTTTGCAAGTCACCCCGCTGATGCACAATGGCGGCGGCGTCTCTTGCCGTCTTCCATCGTCCTTTATGAATCTCGGCTTGTTGGTCGCCGACGACATACGGTGCATACGACGCCGCCGACATGAGTACTGCGGTGTCGCCGTCAAGGTCAACGCGATAGCTCCGGTTGAGTGTTTCGCTGCCGTTGAGTCCGTTGCCGGTGCCAAGAAGATACGGGATGCGGAGTTGCCCACGCTTCCACATCATCATCACAAAACGCCGTTGTTTTTCCGACTTCCACTTCATTGAGCCACGTGCCGGCGGTGGTGGCTTATCCTCATTGAGTTGCCCCTGAACAACGACGGCGTAGCCGAGGGTGACCGCTCGGCAGGCGTCGAGAATGGCTGCGGTAGAGATGCGGTTGATGAT